TTCTTTGCCATTGTCTTGGCAAGTGTTTTCTGCGCAGGCTTCAGCTTCTTATGCTTCTTTGCGGGATTTGGCGTATTCCACACCTCTCCGCCTTCAGCGTACTGTGTGAAGTCAGTGTCATCACGCCGCGCCTTCCTCACCCCTTTGGGCATTTTGGAAGGGCTTATTGCGCCCATACCTCGGCTGGGCCTCATCTCAAGCTTTCCCGCCGCGCTTCATGCCACGGCTACCGGCCATAGAGACAACTTTGCCCTTGGTCAAACCTTTGGCAGCAACACCATTAATGTTACCGGGCTTGGTTTTGACTGCGCCCATTTTGGTGGTGGTAACGTTTCCACCTTTTTTCATGCCCTTCATCTCGGACATTTCGTGCTTCATCATAGACTTGGGAGCGCCCTTGGCTTTCATAAAGCCAATTTCTTTACCAACCATCGCTTTAGATTCTTTCATGTCACCACCTCGTGAAAATGTTTTGCCTTTATCGGCTTTTGCAAACTCTTTTCCCACGGATTGTGGGACTCCTGCTTTCTTGGCGAACGATGGATTGTGGGCCACCGCCTCCATGAATCTATGCTGTTTAGCGCTATGAGAGGGCACTTCGTTGTTCCTTCATAAACATATCAATCTTGGTTTCTAGTCTGTCTAGCCTGTCCATGATTCGATTAATGTCTGTATGCAAGTCTATCTTGGTAACGTATTCTTTTGGCATTTCTTCTCGGGTTTTATTGATCAGAATCTGAAGACGTTTGATCTCATCGGACTTCTCTTTCAGATTCCAACCAAGTAGCCCCAGAAAGGCCGTCAAAATAGCGTTCCAGATAGCCATTTCCATCAGACAAACCTACCCTTGGTTTTGCCTTTTTGAGCAATGCCATCGGCGCGAGAAGATGCTGACACCTTGCCACCTTTGGCGTAATCTTGGTCTTTGGTTTTTTTGGTGTATTTTTCTTCCAAAATATCCTGCCGTGCGTTTTTTTCAGCCGTACTCATGTTGGCTTCTTTGAATTCTTGAGCGGTTGGGCCCCCCTGACCACCACGACCAGCGCCTGCTTTATCAGAAGCACCTTCGCCTGTGTAGGTGTAACCTCCAGAGCTAGGCTCTGGATAATCAGCAAAATTAAATTTGCTTTTATATGGGCGATTTGTCATGCGCTCATACTCATCAACGGTCATGGTTTTGCGCTTACTTGTATCAGCCATGATTAACACATCTTTCCGCGAGTCTTGCCCCGCTGAGCAATACCATCGGCACGACTAGAAGCCTTGGAAACGCTTCCACCAGTTTTGTAGGAACTAGATCCAGCCCGCATCTTTGACTCTTTTTCTTCCTTAGTCATGTATTTCTCAGGCTTTTGATACAGGCTTCCCAGGGCTTTACCAACTTTTGATATGCCAGAGCCAATCATTGCGCCAAGATCAGGACGCTCTGATTCAGTTTTTGGCATCATCTTGCCGCTAAAACTACGGTAGTAACCTGGAGGAGCAGAGGATTCTTGCGCTTGCATTGCTTTTGGAGCCTGTTCTTTTGCTTGAACCACAGGCTTTGCAGGAGCTACAGTCTTTACAGGCGCTTTCATGGGAGCAGGTGCCCGTTTTGCGCTAGGCGGTGGAGTGACATCACCAGTTGGGCTGTACAACTCACCAGTTTCTGGATTACGGCGCAGCTTTGACAGCTCTCCGCTCTCATCCATAACATCTAAACCCACAGCATCGCCCTCGGCAAAACGTTTGATCTTCTTCATAATTACTCCTTGATAGGTTTTAACAATTCCAAGCGTGCAATGCTTTATTAATCCGACTGTTTGGATCTTTGGCCGTCTTCTCGGATGTGAGCTTCTTTTTTAACCCAGTCATCCTTGCACAAAAAGAGTCTCGCCTGCTGCCGCCCTCTGGTTGAGGAGGCTTCAGATTCATACCCTGCTTTTTCGCAGAGGCCCGACCCTTGGCGTTGAGTCCGCCATTCTGGTTCTTGCCTTCTTTGCGTTGCCATGCTGGACTAGCCATTTGCTACTTTCAAATGCAGCCGTGAATGCTCCTTGAGCAATGGCTGCAAAGCATCTTGCTCAAAGTTGCGGGTGAATTCTTGTGTGCCAATGTGCGGCAGGCTGATCATTGGATCAAGATAGATCTTGTACCCATGTTCTCTGGCCCTGCGGCAAAACAGGTAATCCTCGCCAATGTAGTTTCCGTCCACGATGGCAAAGTCAAACACAGCGTATTCATCTGCGCCATCTCCATCGCCTTTGTATTTCCACTCGGGATGGGCTGCAATCATGGATTCAATGACATGGCGGCGGATCAGCATGAACCCAGTAGCCACGCTTTCAACCCTCATCAGGCCGTTCTCATCAAACTCTAACTGGTTGTTCTCATCCAGGTAGAAGTCCAAGAAGAACTTGGCATCTGCCGCCCTGCGGGGATATGTTCCAGCCACAATGTCCCGGTCTGTAGACAGAGCCATTAGCCGTGTCACAGCTTCCACATTGATGACCACATCGGCATCCACAAAAAGCATATCAGTGCAGTCTGATTCCATGAAGTTGGATACCAGCTTGTTCCGTGCTTTGGTAATGATTGAGCATCCAGACAGGTGTACCAGATGAATCACTACGCCCATTTTGTCCAACTTGGGGACGAGTTGCGCTATGGCAAAAGCAGTCTTGATGTTGACCTTGCCGTCATAGCAGGGAATCGCAATCATAAGCTTGCGACCCACCAAGTTGAAACTTTTATCAGCCATAGAACACCGTTACACCGTTTTGGTTTGTGCCTGCGGTTCCCAGTTGGCAATAAATGCCTGTGTCAGCTTTTATGCCTTCACCGGGAATCAAGATGTAAGGTGCACCGGGTTGACCAGACGTAGTTGTTGCCGCCGTATCCAGCGAGAACATCCAACGCCCACCAGCCACAGTTTGAGTTCCACCTGTACCAGAGGTGATGGTTCCTGAGTTAATGTCAGTCACCGTGTAGGTGCTAGAAGTTAAAACAGTAACGACATAGTTGCCGTTTGTTCCATAACCGCCAGTTCCAGAACTGAAAGTCAAACCAATCTTGTCCCCGGTAACCAATCCATGCGAAGCCAGGGTAACGGTAATTACTGCCGCTGTTCTAGTGTATGAAGTGATTGCAGTGGGGGCTGTAACCGTGTCCCAGATGTTAAGCGTACCGGCAGATGTTCCGCTGGTGTAGATAATACCTTTGAGACGGTTTTGTCCACTGACCGCTATGCCACTTACGTTTAAGTGGGCGGCTTTTACGTCTGTTTGCATTGGCATAATTAATCCTTTAAAAAGCGGGGGCCGAAGCCCCCAAGATCAATTAAGCAGACGCTGGTGATTGAGTGCCATCAGAGTTTGCTACGGTGTAAACAACGGTGTACTGCACCGTGCCAACAGTCACGTTAGCAACTGTGGGTCGCACAGTGGCGATCATAGTTACATCCGTAGCGCCAACACCAGCACCATTAGGAGAAGCAGTAGTAGCAGCACCGGCCCAATTGCCTAACTTAGCCGCCGCACCAGTATTAGCCAAACGACCTTGCGTGGTGATGTCCGTAGAGGCCCAATACAAAGCGGTTGAGCCTGTGATACCCAGCGACATATTCGCAGCGGTAGAGCCAGTAAAGGCCACCAACGTGTCAATGTGGATGCTTGTAATTTGTGCGCCAGCAGGAATGGTAAACAAAGTGGTTGTAGTGTCAGCGGTATAAATAGCGCCGTCATAAACTACTTTTTTAGTCTGTGTAACAGATGTTGATCCAGTATTCTGGATGTTTCCAGCAGTCGTGCCAGTGGTGTTTTTGACAGTGCCCAACAACCAGGGGCCAAGGTGAGTAGCGAAACCCATAATCAATTCTCCATGCGTTAAGGCGTATCAATCTTGCATGACAGTCAGCCGGGACTGTTTGATACGCCGGGATTCCCGGTTTAGAAGCAATATATCATGCTTTTAAATGGTGTGCAACAAATAAAAAGGGCTCCCGAAGGAGCCCTAGTGGCAGGCCAGTCACCTCTGCCGTTCTGGGATTTATCAGGACGAACCAGGGGATCCGAAGATGCCCAAGGGGTCAGACACGCCGAAGCTGTAACGCTCACGGGCCTTGTAACGAACGTTACCAGTGTCGAAGTCACCGTCCATGCTGTTTTGCAGCGGGGTACGGATGAAGTGCTTCAGACCGTTAGGTACGTCAGTCATCAAGAACCAAGCGTTGGTGTCGGTCAGATAGTGGTTAACGCAGTAACCTTCTGGAATCGAACCATTGTTCTTCAGTGCGTTGACATCGTTGTCAGTGGTGCCGACACGGAGTTCGGTTTCCAACAAACGAGTAGCAACGAACATCAGAGCAGGAGGTACAACCAACTTCTTGGGCTTGGCTGCAATCAACAAACCACGCTCATCCGTCCAGCCTGCAATTTGAATGACGGCATTCTCAAGAGAAGTTTCATTCAAGTCAGCGCCAGTGGTGGGGCGATTGCTGTTGGTGCCACCAGAGATCAATGGGTGGGCGGTGCTACACAAGGTAACGCCGTCACCGTAGGTCACTGTAGTGGTGAACGCATTGTTCAACACATAAGCGGCCTTGACCTGCTTGGTGTAAGCCATACCACGGGCCAAAGCTTTGGTGTAGCGGCTGGACAACGAGTCATACAAGTTGTCTTCCACTGCTTCTTCCGTGATGGAGAAGCCCATAGCGATGGTTTCGTGGTTGTAACGAGCCGTCCATGCTTCCTGAGCATTGTCATAAGCGATGGCAGAG